GACATGGAGAGATCTACAACGTCAGACTTTGACCGCATGACCCTCTACTGTCGCGGCATCCATAACGAAACAAACCTCCAGCGACTTTCTCTGCGATACGTTATTGCCGACGAGTGCTGGCTGGCTCCGCCCGGACACCTTGCGGAAGCGAGCGCGCGCGTGACGGCGTTCGGCTGGATGGGCAAGAGGATCATGATGTCGCAAGGCGGGGTTGCCGGGCAAGAGTTTCATCAGCTCCACGAGTCCACAGACATGCGAGAGTGGAACATGTGTTGCCCTAAATGCGGACACCTCCAACCTTGGTCGTGGAGTCAGGTAAAGTTTCCAGAGGACTCCAAGGTGAACGACGAGTGGGATCTCATTAAGGTTTCACAAGGCACAACTTTTGAGTGCGTGTCGTGCAAGGAAAGGTTGGCAGACACTAACTCGACCCGGCTGGAGGCGAACACCAAGGGGAAATTTGTATCCACGAAACCATCAAGCAACGTAAGTTACGTCGGGCTTCATTGGAATAGTGTAGCTACAATGAGCTGGGGTGAGCTTGCGGTGATGATGATTAAGGCGAAAGAGGCCATAGAAGAATACGGCGACGAGGAGCCGTTGAGGATCTTTATCCAGAAGCGTCTGGCTGAAAAGTTTGAAGAACAGCCGGACGAGATTAAGACAGAAGCCCGGCCCGGGGATTTCGCTATGTCAGAAGATTGGGAACACGAGGGAGGTTTCATCAAGGGTCGTCCGACCGCCTATCATCTTGTCACCGCGGATAACCGGGCAGAGCCGGATTTTGTCAGGATGAGGTTTATGGGAGTCGACGTTCAGAAGCGCGGTTTTTATTATGTAGTGCGCGCATGGTCTGGTGACGGAAGATCCCGTATGGTGGATTGCGGTTATTGTTTCGCTTGGACACAGCTCGTCGAGATCCACAAGAAATACGGCGTTCACCCGGCAAACGTATTTGTTGACTCCGGCTATCAGCCAGATGAAGTGCTGGCGGCTTGCGCTACTAACGGGTGGGTTGCTACACGAGGGGATCAGCGCAACGAGTTTTCTTGGAGGGTTAAAACCCCGGCTGGGGTCAAGACAGAGCTTCGACCATACTCGGCGCCTGTCGTCGAGGCGGTAGGGAATAAGAGGGTCAAGCGTTTCTATTTCTCCAACCTACGATTAAAGGATGTCTTGGCGGCACTTATTAAGCGAGGGAAGCACATGATCCCGAGAGACGTATCAGACGAATACAAAGATCAGATGAAATCGGAAAAGAGGACAATCGGAACGAACGGAAAACCATTCTGGGAACCGATAGCCAAGGACAACCACTTTTGGGATTGTGAAGTCATCCTGATCCTCCCGGCTTTAGCTTGGAAACTGACAGGGAGGTTAGCTGACGTTCTGGAAGCTCCCTCCGAAGAAGAAACTCCCCCAGCCGGGTCTTGACTTCTTGGAAGGGGTGTCGTAATTTATTTTCGCGCTTCGCCCGTCCGGGCATGGTTTGGTGAAGTGGCACCCGCCCCCTCTGCTCAAAGAGTCACGGGGCGGGCCTTTCCTTTTGACTCCCGCGTAGGTGTATGGCTCAAGCAACCGGGTGCTTTCTTATTCTATCGCAAGCCCGCATTGAAGCAATCGCTGACAAGGCGGCGGATCTTATGGTCGAAGGCAAAACGATGATGTCATACACGGACTCCGGGACGTCCGTTAACAAAGCTTTTCCGATGGACATCAAGACCACCCTGATCGAGTGCCGTTACGCCCTGCAAATTAAAGACCCGGCGCAGTATGGTTCAATCGACCGGGTTCGCGTTTACAATGGACTTTGGAATTTCCGTGGACTCTAATTCACCATGCCAAAGCACCCTACCAAGAAGGAAATCCAGAAAGCCATTCGCGACGTTAAGGCATACGCCAAGCGTCGAGGACTAAAGACCCGGGCGGACGGCTTCGGCGGTGGAGGGTCTGGGATCTTCTCACAGTTTGAAGGGGCAAAGTATTCTAACAAACGCCAATGGGTAAATACACCTTGGCCCGCCGACCAGAAGAAGGTGATGACGGTTTTCGACCGACAGGAGCTAACGCGCAAGATGCGCTGGCTCGCGGTCAACTCCGGCCTTATCCGGCAGATGATTTCAGACAATGTCATCTACGCTATCGGGGACGGGATCCGCGGACAGGCGGCTACGGACGACGAAGTTTGGAACGAGGACGCCGAGTGTTATTTTAACGATTGGGCTAACAAGCCATGCGACATCACCGGGAGGTTTAACCTTTGGGAAAGTCAGCAAATTGCCTGTCGCAAAGTCGACGTTGACGGGGAGATCTTTGTCCTAAAAACCTATTCGTCTGACGGGGTGGCAAAGATCCAACTAATTGAGTCTCACCGGGTAGGCACTTCACTCGCGGCTATGGGCGCGCCGGAGGGAATGTATGACGGGATCATGTTCAACAAATACGGAGCCGTAGTTGGATACAACGTAATTCGTTCCGACGGGACGACCCGGATGATTTCTGCCAATTCAATCATGCACTTGCACCACCCAGAGAATGTCTCTGGAGCGCGCGCTTATTCTCCGCTTCAACATTCGATTAACAACCTGATCGACATTCTCGAGATCCTCTCTCTGGAGAAGTTGGCGGTGAAAACTACGGCGGACATCACCCGGACTATCACTCGCGAAAACCCTCAATTTGACGGATCAACTTCCGACTTTGAGGCCTTCGGCATGCGCCCGCAGGATTACCCGAATGGGGTTTATGACAACCCGGAACAGGTCGGAACATTTATCGGGGGCAAGATCCTTTCCCTCGCCCCGGGAGAAAAGCTTGAAAGCTTCCAGAGCCAGCGACCTAACGCAAGCTTCACCGGGTTCATAGAACATCTCCAGAAGGACTCCACCGCGGGAGTCCTGCCGTATCAATTTACCGCTGACCCTAACGGCATCGGCGGCGCCGCCATCCGGCTGGTCGTCTCTAAAGCAGAGAGACTTTTCGGAGCGCGCCAGCACATGTTTATCACTCGTTTTCTTACCCCTCTCTGGGGCTACGTTATCGGCAACGCTATCTCCCGTGGAGATCTTCCCCCGAACGACCAATGGAATAAAGTGAATTGGGTAACGCCTCGCCGTGTTACAGTAGATGCCGGGAGGGAGGCATCTGCCAATCAAAAGGACATCGCTATGGGCCTTAAAACCCTTTCTGATCATTTCGCAGAACAGGGCATGGATCCGAGAGAAGAAATCAGGCGCCGGGCTTCAGACGCAAAGCTCCTCAAGGACACCGCCGCAGAGTTTGGCATCCCGGTTTCGATGCTTTTCCAACCCTCAAACAATCCTGCCGACATTGATCAGACCCTCGGCAACAACACTTCCGCTCCGGCAGAAGAAACATTCACCCCATTTCCAGACGATAAAACAAATCAATCCAATGCATAATCTATCTAAAGACTTCACGGGCAAGCGCCCGCTTCTTATCCAGCCCGGTCAGGCCGAGGCCTATCTTCACCGAGTCAGCGAGCTGGAGATCCCCCTTGCCGCCAAGATGTCCGACATGGGCGAGATGCTCGCCGCGGTGTTCGGACACAAGCCCACCCTCGAAAAGTTTCCCCCTGTCGCGATTATCCCCGTCAAGGGCGTAATCGGCAAAAATCTTTCGGAGCTGGAGTCGCTTTGCGGGTCTTGCGACATCGACGACATCGAGGAAATGCTCGAGGATTGCGAGCGCGATCCTACAATCAAGACTATCATCCTCGACATCGACTCTCCGGGAGGCACTTCCGTAGGCGTTCCCGAACTTGCTAATCGCATCAAGAATTGCTCAAAGCACGTCGTCTCTTTCACCGAAAGCGAGTGCTGTTCAGCCGCGTATTGGATTGGCTCACAAGCTTCATCTTTCTACGCTACTCCGTCCTCGTCCGTAGGATCTATCGGCGTTTACATCGCCTTCCCTGATTGCTCCGAGGCCTACAAGATGGAAGGCGTAAAAATGGATGTCATCAAGTCTGGGACTTTCAAGGGAGCTGGCATCCCGGGAACGTCCTTGGATGACAGCCAGCGCGAAATGCTCCAAGGCGAGGTGAAGGAGATCCACGACGACTTCAAGGCGGCTGTTAAATCCGTCCGTTCGTTTGTCGAGGACAGCTCAATGGAGGGTCAGCAATTCTCCGGGAAGAAGGGAGCCGAGGCGGGTCTGGTGACGGCGCTGGTTAACGGCTACGACGAAATGATCGAGATGCTCGACCCCGGAGTTTCCGAGGTTATCGAGTCGTCTGAAGAAAATAAAGAGATGGAGCAAAGCTCATTCTCCCGTGTTATGTCTGCCGCGGAGCGCGCTTTATCCGGCCTTACTGTTCAACTTTCTTACGGGAAGCCGAAGGGAGAGGACGAGGACGAGGACGAGGACGACAAGCCCAAGGACGAGGACGAGGACGACAAGCCCAAGGACGAGGATGAAGACGACAAGCCCAAGGACGAGGATGAAGACGACAAGCCCAAGGACGAGGATGAGGACGATGACAAGGATC